TTTCTCTTGAGGGTGGCCAATAAGAGACTTTCTTAAGGTCTCTAATTGTAAGGTTAATGGTATGTTGTCAGTAGCATTGAGTAAATCCAAAGAAGAAAGTGATTTACCCATTTGTAGCCAACTGGCAACCATTTCAACACCAGCCTTTGGATCGAAACAAAAGCAAGACGGATGTTGTTTAAGAAACGACTTTAGTAGGTTGTGCAACGGAGAAACTAAATGCTGCACAGGAAAAGATACTGAAGCAATAAGCCTCAGCTTAAGCCCACGATCCTTTGTGAGCAGAAATGTCTTTCCTACTATATCGTGCTTAGATGTATTAACAAGAACATCTAATTCTTGCTTGCTTGGCAAAACAACACCAAGCCGTTCAGATGCATACCCGTAGTTAGATAATAACAACCGGGGTATTAAGGAAACAGTTGCCAAATAATCCTTTGGTAAGGAGGCGTAGCCCTTTAGGCTACTTAACTTTCGACCATCTTTGGCAGCTTTACCGAACGCAAGAACTGGAACAGTAGAGGAAGTTGTAGGCAATGCGGTTGAAAATTCCGCATTGTGACCAGCCAAGGTAAACGGCGCCTGGGTTAGATATTCCCAGTGGTCAACCTCACGATCAGTGGTTCTTAGTCTTAGGAACTCATCTTTGAGATTCTTAAGCTCAAGAGCCTTTTCATTATAATCTGATAGTGTGGGTTCAGGGGCACGGAAAAGTCCAATAACTTTTAAAGCTCTAAGAGCGTTAGACTGGCTTTTAGGTGAACCATACTTAAACATTTTATAAATTGGTTTCACCGGCCCTTGTTTGACGATAACGTTCCTACCCTCGTTTAGTAATGTAATGTAGTGTATCTTCATCACACTAAGAAGGTATTTTGCACCAGAGAATCTCTCTATGCGAGACATATAGTTATAAACATTATATGCGGCACCACGAGATAATCCACATGCTTGGAAACGCTCTAACAAAGTGAATTTAAGCGCTTTGGTATACATAATACGTATATTATGTGAGTCGACTGTTATGCAGCCACATAGAACTTCGGTTTAAGGATGGACCGTAGCATAACATCGGGTAAAATTTCGATAGGAATTTTATTTATGTTTATTTTGGATATATTTATTTTATTTATTATTTCCAATCTAGATATGATGT